CTAGATCATGCCGGTCTCGGGTGTCCCCGATTGTGTCGCCAGGTGCGCAAGCACGTTGTACATCGCGACAAGCGCGCGACTCGTCTGGGGATCGGAGACGGCATCAACTTCCTTCCGCGCGACAGACATAAGCAAGTTCAGGTTCAGATCCATGGTGCACAGGTTAGCGTCCAGCGTTCGCGGCGCACATGCCTAGGCCGCGCGCCGAGTAGCCGCGTTCGTGTTCCCCCCGTTCACCACCGCCTGCAGCGACTGCTGCGTGATGGTGATCCCGACTCGATCCGCGATCGTGATCAAGAGCTGCCGGTCGTAAGGGCTCAGCTCGACCATGCCGCCGAGGCTCACGGGCGCCTGCACCTGCGGCGCCGCTGCCCTCCCGCTACTCGTCACCGAAGAGGCAGTGAGGGCACCGCTCGGAGACATGTCGAAGCCCACCTCGGGCGAGAAGTTGTCAGCCACCGCGCTGGACAGCTCACCCATCTGCCGGGCCAGCGCGGCTTCACCTGCGCTAAGCCCCGCTACCAGGCCTGCGACAACGTTGCCGCCGTAGCTTCGGAACAGCCGCGACGGCGAGTGGATCCCGAGGAAGGACAGGAAGCCGTCAATGGCACCGCCGATGATGTCGAGAAGCGCTTTTCCCACGGCACCCGCAGCCTTCCACAGACCTTCGACAAGACCGCCAATCAGGTCGATGCCCGCCTGAATGAGAGTCGGGATCATTCCGATCAGGGTCGAAACGATGGTCGGCAGCAGGTTGAGTAGCGCCGGAATCAAGGTGGGGATGATCCGCGGGATCGCCTCGACGATGCCGGTAAAGAGCTTGACGGCCCCTTCAATCAGCTTCGGAATCATCGCGAGCAACGAGGCGATCAGCTTGGGCAGCAGATCCAAGACGGCGGTGATGAGCGCGGGGATGATGATCGGGATGGCGTCAACGAGAGCGGTGAACAGACTCACCGATCCGTCGATGAGCGCCGGGATCATCCCGACGATGGTTTCAACGAGCTTGGGAAGGATCTCGATTACCGTCGCGATAAGCGGCGGGATGATGAGCGGCACCGCGTTTACGAGAGCAGTCAGCAACTCCACGCCGGCCGCCAGAATGGCGGGCAGCATTCCCAAAATCGCGCTCACAAGCTGCGGCAACAGCGCAATCAGTGCTGTGAGAAGTGGAGGCACAACCTGCGCCACTGCCGTAACGAGACCGGACAGCATTCCGACGGCGCTCGTCAGCAACGTCGGCCCGCTCGTTGCCAGATAGTTGATGATCGTGCCGATCAGATCGGCTGTGCCGGCAATGATCTGCGGCACGATCGCGGGCAGGGCCTCAGCGAGTCCCGAGAACATCTGCAAGGCACCCTCGACAACAGCCTGTCGGGCACCCAGCAGCATGTCGACAATGCCGCTGATGCTGAAGCCTTCGCTCAGGTCAGGAGGCGTGATCCCGGAGAGGAAGCTGCCGAACTTCTCCCCCAGTGGGGTAAGGAGTCCGGCGATCGAGTCGAGGCCAGTGATGAGGAACGCCATCCAGGGCTTGGCAGCTTCGATGGCGGGCCCTGCGAAGATCGCGCCGATACGGCCGAGCGCGGCCATGATGTTGGAGGCGAGCCCCGTGAAGCTCGTCCCCATGGTCCCCGCGATGCCAGTAACGGCAGGCTCGAGCGCGGACGTGAACATGTCTGCGGTCACCTGCCCCGCGGAAACCATCGAGCGGAGTTCCCCGACGCCGACGCCGAGCGAATTAGCGAGCGTCGTCCAGATGGGGATCCCGCGGTCTGCGAGCTGATTGAGCTCCTCGGTGCCCACACGGCCTGCCGTCCAGACCTTGGAGAAGATCGACCCCATGTCCCCCAGCGAGGACCCGGCCAGGGCGGCTGTGTTTGTCACGAGGCTCAGCGCCTTGGTGAGCGACTCCCCCTGGGGAATGCCGGCCGCGAGTGCCTGGCTTGCGAGGGTGGCTGCGTCTCCCAGCCCATAGGACGTACCCTTCACGCTCGCGAGAGCGGAGTTCATGATGTCCTGCATCTGCGCGGCGTCGTAGCCCAGTGCCTTGAGCTTGGTCTGCGCCGTGTCGATGTTCAGCGCGCGGGCGATTCCCCCCGCGGCTGCCAGGCCTCCGATAGCCGCACCGATCCCCGCAACGGCTCCGACTGCCAGCTTGGCCGCGCCGCCGACTGACGAGCCGAGCTTGCCGAGCATCCCCCTGGCATCGTTGAGTCCTGAAGCCAGCTTCTTCGTGTCCGCGAGGATCGAGATCGCGATCGTTTGCCCGGCCACACGGCCTCCCTAGAGTTGCCCCGCCCGGCGCGAGAAACCGGGCAGGGGGGTCTACTTGCGGTTCTGGCGGCGTTGCTCGGCGATGATGGCTTCTCGCTCAGCGCTGGTCATCGCTCGGTATTCGTCGGGGGTCCAATGGAACGCCACGACGAACGCCGCCATGTCCCTTAGTCGGTCTTGCTCGAGGAGCTCGACTTCCCGGCTTTTGGGGCGGTCTCCTCATTGAGACCGAGCAGCTCCGTGACCTCGGTGAGGGTGAGCGCCTGCGCGTCGTTCCAGGTGAACGACTTGTCTTCGCGGAGCTTGCCGACGTAGGCCAACGCTGCGAGAGCGAGGCCCTTCGGGGAGTCTTGATCTTCCAGGGCACCGATGGACTGCCCGGACAGTGATTCGATCGTCGCGATCTCCCCCATCGTGAGGGTGCTGTAGTCGATAGCCATATCTGTGTCTCGCTTCCTTGGTTTGGTTACTTGAGGCCGTTCTGCTTCATGAGGTCCCCTAGGCCTGCGTCGAGTCGCCGGAGGACCTCGGCGCGCTTCGCTTGCAGCGCTGCCGTGAGGAATGGTTGGGGCTGGATGCTCCGAGCGGGCCAGCCGTAATGCACGACCCCGGCGTACGGAGCGCGCGCACCTCCGGCGCGCACGACAGCCTTGGTCTTGCCTTTGCCAGCGCGGATTGTGCCGGCGAGCGTGCCTGACATCCATGGGGGCTGCGCAGCGGCCACGACGGTCTGGCCGAGTTCATGCATGAGACGGCGCATATCCTGCGCATCAGCCCCTGCCTGTTCGAGCGCCCGGACCGTCTTGCGGAGCCCGCTGACCCGAATACGCCCCGGGCCGTTTGTGATCTCGAAGTCGAGCTCGCTCATTCCGTTACCTCCTCCACCGCGCCGAGTACTCGCCAGGAGAACGAAAAGAGGAAGTGCCGTTCGCTGGTATCGCCGCCGAGGTCCGGCCTGGGCCCCACCGTGACGCGGCCGACGTAATGCGGCGCGTCTTCAGTAGGGCTGGTGTTTCCGTGGGGGGCCACGCGAAAGCTCACGATCTCTCCGGAGTGCTCGCGGGCGAACCGCCACAGCGACCCCGACTGTGTGCTCTGGTAGGCCTCTCCCTCGAGCCATTCCACCTGCTCGCCCAGCGGGTCCGTGAGGTGGAGCCGATCACCCTCTTCGGTCTTGATCCCGTAGCTCGTGAGTTCTGTCCAGCGTTCGACGCCCTCGAGCTTGATCGAGGGGCGTGAGCGCCGACCGACACGAGCAAACGGCATGAGGATCAGCTACCGGAGGTCGTGATCTGAGTCGGCTCGCCCTCAACGTCCCACTCGAAGTCGAAGGTGTAGCCAGTCGAGTTCACGTCACCGCCGATGGACGGCTTACGCCCGATCGTCACGATGCCCACAAAGTGGGGCTGCGCCGCGGACGGCGTAGCGTTGCCGTGCGGCGCGAGGGTGAAGGCGACGCTCTCTCCGGCGTTCTCCCAAACCCAGGCCCAGAATGACCCGGATGCGGTGGACTGTACTGCGGTACCAGAGAGCTTCCACGCAGCCGCGCCGTCGGCAACGTCTCCGAAGGTGGGCGTATCGAGCTCGTCGCTGGCGAGCGTGTAGGTGGTTACGTCCTGCCACACATCGACGCCCGGCGTGCCGAGCTTGAGTGCGAGCTTCTTGCCGCGGATGCGAGCGCTTGTCATGAGGTGACCTCCGTAGGGGATGAGATTTCGAGTCGGGCTGAGATGACGGTGTAGAGGAATGAGCCGCCGCTATTCGGCTGCCAGAGGGCGGGTGCCTCGACTGATTCGACGAAGATGTCGTCAGCCTCAAGCGCTGCCACCGTGCGAGTGATCTCCGTATCAAGGGCGCTGCCCGTGGCTGCGTTATCAGTGGCGCCCGGATAGACAAGCCACACGTCGATTCGGAGGGTCTTGCTGCCGAATGTTTCCCCGCCTTCGAGGTACGGCGAGCCAGGCAGGACCATGGCGAGAGGCGGGGATACCGGTGCCGGAACGAATGCAACTGCAGGCCGGTCATCGCGGGCAATTAGCGCCGCGACCGCCTCGCGCTCCGCAGTGATTTCGTTCATGCGAGCCCCAACCCGACGTAGGGCGCGAGGATCGGATAGGCGGCAAGCATTGGATCACGGGCGACGCGGACAGCAGTGCCGCCACCTTCTGGCGTCGCGAATTGCTTGATCCCGTTCGGGGCGCTGCGACGGTAGTAGAGTTCCGCGCCGACCTCGATCTTGGCGCGGTTGAGGATCGCCGCCGGGACCTCGACCGAGGTGTCCTCGCCGAACTCGCCGCCGACCGTCGCGACGTGACGGGACACCAGCGCTTCAGCCTCGGCCCAGCAGGAATCGACAAATCCCTGAACCTCGGTGGAGAGCGTCACGCCAGGCGAGACGTAGGCGGCGAGTTCGGCGGCGGACATCAGGACGCGGCGAGCTTGACGGGGACGATGCCAGCGGGGATCTCGGTCGCGACGGCGCCGTAGCGGTACACGGCGAACGCCTTCGAGAGCGTGATCAGCTTGTCGTCCTGCAGCGAGACGAGCGGCGAGTCGTACTGCTTGATCGCCCGGCCATTGACGAACACGGCCGCATCGCCCGAGAGGCCGGTGTCAGCCACCACGCGGATACCGGCGAGGTTGCCCTCGAGGCCCGGGAGGTTGAGTTCACCGACACCCCGCTCAGTTGCACTGACGCGGAAGACGCGGTGTCCGGTCGTCTCAAGCGCGTTGAGGCGCTTGAAAACGCTGGGCGAGACGACGAGTGCGTCGATGCCGAGGTTCTCGGGCTCGAGCTTTACGGCGGCATCAACCACGACGTTGGTCCACTGCAGTGCGGTGGACGAGCCGAGCACGGCACCGAGGAGCACGACACCGCCGTTGGCGGCGATGCCCTCGCGGGCGGAGACGGCCGCGTTGAACGCGGCACGCAGTACAGCCTTCTTGCGCTTGGCCGCCGCCACCGCGAGCGCCTCGAGCGACGTGTTGACCACGTTGACCTCAGAGCGCTCGATCTCCTGGCGGGTCAGCTCAGTGCCACCCGCGTAGGTCTTGACCGGAGCCGTCTTGGTCTCGATCGCGACCTTGCCGAACGTGATGTCATCGCCCTCAGCGGACTGCTCAGTCACGTCGATCGTGTTGGACTTGAGCTGCGCGTATTCGATGCTCATGCCCTTGGCGGGAAGCGTGCCCTGTCCGAAGACGGCTGCGAGCGCACCCGACGATGCATCGAAGAGACGAGTGAGGTCGCCGACCCAGCCGGCCTTGGTCACAGTGTCGGCGGTGGTGCCGCCCGTGTAGGCGCGATTGATGGTGTCTTCGTAGCCGCGGATGCTCGCCTCATCACCGGCCGCGATGGCCTTGAGAGCCTCGCCAGCGGTGCGGGTGTCGATCGTGGGCTCGTCAGCCTCGCGGGTGCGGAGCTGCCCGACCTCGCGGGAAAGATCTTCGATGGCGCCGCGAAGCTCGGTGACCTCGGCGGCGGTGATGGTGTCAGTCATTGACTGCCTCTCTTCAGGGGTTGCAGGGGAATCCGCCGCAGAGCGGACGTTGGTGACGAGCGCCTCACGGCTGTAGGCGCCGAAAGGAACGATGGACACCTCACGGACCTCGACTCGCGTCCGGGTGATGTCGCCGGTCTCGTCGTCGATGGCGTGCTCTCGCGGGATGAACCCGATAGACAGCTCATCGAG